TAGGGTCTGTTGGTTGTCCCATGAGAAATAATTATACTATTTACTAAGTGTATTTAGAACGCTTTGATTAGATACTTGACAAGCATGTACGGTTCTATTAACGGGATAACTTGATCAGGATCTAATGCAGCAACGGGAACTAGTGGAGTTGCTGATTGTAGAGTAAGGGTAGAATCGTTAGCAAAAATACCAGAAGGATATGTTGAATTGACAGGACCTCCTACACTATATGTCTGACTGTCATTGATAACTGCAATCTTACCCTCAGATGCCACAAATACTAGTTCAGTCGTTTGTCTATTTTCAAATGTAACTTCTAAAAGACCATAATTATCTGTATTAGCAGCATTATCATTACCACCAGTAGCAGCTGCTCTGTTCTGTCTAATAGAAAATCTTACATTTTCTGTTTGTGCATCCTCTGGAAGATCAATACTGTAAGTATACCAGTTGGTTGCATTGTTTCCAGTACCGTCACCATCATAATTATTATCAATTTCTTGAGTTGTTGGTAAAGGAACCATTGTGCCAAGGAAACCACTAGATGGGAAATTTAAACTCTCATCAGTATTGTAATATAATAATAACTCATCACCACCTTGTTCTGGTAATTCACCACCATTGATGTTATTACCTCTAGCAACTTTGCAACTAACACGTTGAAAATCAGTAGCATCTACAGTATCCATAGTAACAAATCTATCATTTTGAGTTCCACCAAATTTTAGATAATATGTTGGTTCACTGCTGCTCTGTAAAGTTAAACCTTCTAATGTACCAGTAGTAGCATCAAATCCAACAGTAGCATGATTTTGAATGCCAGCACCACCTAAAATACGAACTCTAGGTGCTGCTGTATATCCACTGCCAGGATTTGTTAATGTAAGACTATCAACTCTATTATTAACAACTGTAGCAGTTGCAGTCGCACCAGATCCACCACCACCACCTTCAAACACAACTTCTGGAACTTGTGTAGTTGGTAATTTAAATCCACCATCAACACCTGATCCACTACCACCTGCAAAGAAGTTTACACCATTATCAGCATTACCTGATCCTGCAATGAATACATCACCAGTGGTCACTGATTCTGTACCACCCTCATAACCTGTAATAACTTGCCACGCTATTATCGCTGCTCCGTCTGGAGCACTGGCACTAGATGTTCCACCTTGTGATACTCCAGAACCTCCCTCGCCAACAGTAAGTGCAACACTTGATTGTCCTGCGAATGCACTAGATGGAACTTGTACTTTGATGTATCCACCTGATCCACCGCCACCTCCACCAGAAGTCCAGTATCCTCTTTCCTCATTAACAGTAATTTTTGCTTTACCATCTGTTCCATCAGGATGAGATGTACTCTGAGAAGTAACTTCACTAATATAATCAGTTCTTACAGAGGATATTCCACGATAACCACCATATCCTTGTTCGTGACCACCTGATCCACCGCCACCAGCACCAGCTTGTCCACCAGCAGTGAAACCTGATTGGGCGACACCACCGCCTCCACCTCCTCCTCCACCACCAGTACAACCATAGCGACCACCAGTTGCACCATTACCAGAGAATAAAGTAGCAGTAGTTTCTTGAACAGTATTACCAGGATTTGGATTTGCTCTTCCATTTTGTCCACAAACTCCTTCTCCAAATCCACCGCCACCGCCACCACCAGCAGCACCAGCGATAACTACATTACCAGAAACTGCTCTCATAGTTGTAGCAGCACCTCCACCGCCACCGTTATTGCCACCATATCCTTCACCTGCTATACCACCTTTACCACTACCACTAGGTTGTACAGCAGATCCATTCCAGTTTCTTCCTGCTTCACCTGTTTGTATTCTATATCCAATACCTACTCCGTTGTTACCTAGTTTAAATTTCATGTATTGACCTTTACCACCCTCTCCTCTATTAGCAGCACATCCATTTCCTAGGTAATTACCACAGTTTCTACCACCAGCACCCCAAAGTTCTACACTAATTGAAATTATCTCATAGTTAGAATTTGATACTTGACTTGTCCAATTTTGATTACTTGTACTGTATGGAAAATCAAATACTACATTTCCTGTGTCGTTAATAATTCTAGATTTTCCTTCAGTTCCATTTCTACCTGATGGGTTTGTACCTGGTGTTCCATTTGCACCAGATGGAGTAGCACTTGGATTTTCTAAATTTTTCTTCCAATAAGGTCCGTCACCACCATCACCACCGTCGTAACCACTACCACCACCTTGACCAACAATAGTGGTGGTAGCAGCTGCAGATCCTGTGACAGTATTTGATCCTGTTGCACCGCCAGTTCCACCTTCGCTTGAACTAGCAGATCCACCTTTTGATCCACCACCACAATTTATTCTAAGTATAGAACCACCACTTGCAATATCAAATCTTGAAAAACCACCATTATTACCGTCATTAGAATATACAGCACCAGATCCACCACCACCTACTAAAGTAATCTCAGCCTGATCTATATCAGCAGGAACTGTTACGTTGTATGAACCAGCGACTTCATATTCTATTTCTGTTGTATCATAAATTGCAACTCCACCTACAATAATTGTTCTACCACCAATCAAACTACCACTAGTAAATGAGTTAAATGTTGGAGTTCCATATCCTGTCTGTTCAATGAATGAACCTGCGCCAGCACCACCAGAAGCATAGTAATAACCTTCTTCTTTGATAGATCCAGACTGCTCATCGCCACCTTGCCAGTTGTAGATATCATATGTACCAACACTAGAATCTAATATTGGTGCTTTTGATAAACTATGTCCGTGTTGATATTGTTGACCAGATGGAGGATTAAATGTACTAACTTTACCTTGTGATTGTTTATAAGAAACAACAAATCTATCACCAGAAGTTGCCTGTGGCATACCAATTTCTTGTGGTGCTTCAGAATGAAGTAGAAAATGACTGTGCTGTGGAGGACCTGCAAGTTTCTTTTCTTGAAGACTTACACTAACTACTTGTGTACCTATGATAGATCCTTCTACCGAATCAACAACGCCAGTATAATTTGTAGTTGTGATATTACCCAAAGAAAATTGATTTTTTTGAGTATTTTTATCCATATACCAGTTACCGTCTATGGTATTAATTCCAACTCCTAAATCTGAGTTACCTACGTTTGGAGTGTTATTACCATAAACAGGACCGTTACCAACAATTCTTTTTGCTTTAAGATCAGGAACTTTGAATGTTCCCATATACTCGTCTGGCCAGTATGTCCATATATTATCTCTAGAGATACTGGTAATTGCACCTGTAGTTGGACTAATTCTTATGTTATAAGATACAGTACCAACACCACCATTCACATCAGAGGTAAAATTAATTGATGGAGGATTTTGTACATCATAACCTCTGCCAGGATTAAGTGTTTCAATACCTACAATTTGATTTGAAGTAACGATTATTACACATGTTGCTTGAACAGGTGGTATTTCTGGAAATATTTGATTGTCACCAGATGGAGGAGCATCAATTGTTGCAAGAATAGTTCCATCCCAATCTAATCCAGATGATATAACATCAATACCATCACTAGCAATACCACCGTAATCATTGCCTATCGCTTCATATAATGCAGGATAATCTATAATATTATACTCTGCACCATCACAATAGATAAAACCAGGATACTGATATTCAGGATTAAGTTCAGGTTCTGCATCCCCAGCAACCTCATCATATGCTGTAGATCCACCACTATTTTCAACTAGTGTAGGAATAGAACTATGATCAAAAGAATTTGTAGTAGATTTTAGAACTTGAACAATCGTGCCAATACTCTGACTATCTGTTTGTTTGTCAGTGTAATAAAGTTCACGAGTATTTCTGTACTTAGGATTTGATGATACCATTGTCTAATACTTAATTAAATATTCCATAATAATATAAGGACTGGTCACCTGATCTAGTGATGCAACTTGATCAGTTTGAAGTATTAATGTGGTTTGTAAATTATCTGGAGATAATAAGAAACCGTTTGTTTTAATTTTATAGTTATGGGTACCAATATCTAGTAAAATTTTATGATTATGAATTGTAGGATCTTCAGTTTGTATTAATTCATTAATATCAGTAAATACGTTATTAACCTGTGGATATGAAGTTTGTGACTTACTTCCTTGATTTGAATTAAGTGGTACAACATCAGAAAGACTTACACCTTTCCAATCCTCAGGAACTCCCTGTCCACCTGTAACATATGTCGCTGGAACAGTGTAACCATCAGTAACGTCTCCACTCTCAGTATTTTGGCAAAGTCCAAGTCCAAAACCATAACTAGTGAATTTTGGTGGTGGTTTATGTGTAATAGTATTCAGTGGAAAATCAGCTGGAGCATTTAATAGACAATTATATCTCAGAGTATTTAATCCAGCAGCACCATATAGGTCATAACAATAGTTTGCATATACAACCTCAAATCCAAATGTAGATTCAACTGCAGTTGATGGTGGTCTTGCTGTTGCACCAGATGCTATCGCCCAACATGGAGGTTGATTAGTTCCTGGATCATTTGTAACAGAATTATCCCATCTTGTATTATCCATCCACTGTTGAATAGGAATGGTTGAAGCTACGTAATAAGATCCAATACCTTGTGCTTGTACATTCTGACCTTCATTTGTAGTTTTAAGTCTCAATCTATTAGTTTGAGAAAAATGCATGTGTGAATGAATTGCAGCAGTATCAACAGATTCAGGATCGCTAAAACCAGTACCAAGACTTCCCTTAGTCCATGCTGGTTTACCTTGGAGTGCAATTTCCTGTGATGGAACTGTAAAAGCACCCGTATAACTCACGGGAATTGTTGTAGTGTTTCCTACTGTAGTTCCAGCAACTGAAGATGATTCAATACCCATACCAGAACGTCTTCTCTCTTGTCCTGACTGATCATTTTTAACAATATTAATATACAAACCAGCTGAACCACCAGTAGTAGGTTTTAAAAATTTAGAACCTAAATCAGGAACTACAAACTCATCTTCATCAACAGTATCAATAAACTGATCTGAAACATTTCTACGAGCGAACTTAGAAGCACCACCAACACCTAAAATTTCTGCTAATTGTGGATAGTCTTCTGCCTTGTATACTGTTCCATCACATTTCAAATACCCAGCAGGTAATTTCCTAATATTATCTTCATTGTTAGGATTATTAGTAGTAAGTTCTACTGGCCAACAAATGATTGTACCAACTCCAGAACCGTATT